AAAGACTTTATTAAGCAAGACGCCGCCGGTAATAGCAACCCCAACAGCTCTGTTGTGTTAGCTAAAGCTCTATTCGCCTACAACAGAGGCTCTTCGGGGTCCAGGAAGGACCTGATTAAACTAAAGGAGCGCGGGATAGATATCTACAATTCTCTAGACTGGCTGCCCTATATAAATAGTGAATCTAGGGGGTATATAACAAATATCCTAGCTCTCGGCACTAACGCAGAAAAGGAGCTCTATAACGCCATGATGAAAAAGTCGGAGTGGAGGTACGAATCTATATTCGGGGAGTAAAGCTTATAGTTTCCTCCCCCTCTAGCTTGCGGTAGAAGTGCTGCACAGCTAACCTCCCACGCTGAGCGAGTTTATACCGAGCTCTGTAGTTACCTTTCTGCTCGAACCTAGCCTGCTCCATAGTTATCTTTCCTACTGTCCCCCTAGATATAGCTTTATCTATCCACCCTCTCTGCTGGAGGGGATATATAACCTGCCTCATAAGCTTAGTGTGCCCCTGAAGGAGGACAGAAGCTAGGTGCTTTCCCGTAAAGAACTCGTAATCATATATAAAGAGCATAATTTGAAGCTCGTTAGGGGTTAGTTCATATCTCTGGCATACATCCCTAGAGGCAAGCTTGTAGTATTTTAAGTAATTTCTTCCTAACCCCTTCTCTCTCCTCACACTAAACTCCCGCATCTTGCGGCCCTTTCTTATCTTACTCATTTTATATTTATCTTTGGTGTAAATTTACAACAGATGGCATCTCTATCAGGAACGCAAGTAAGGAATACTTATTCAGGTATACTTAAAACAACAGATAACGCAGCTCTAACTAGCACCCTGAAGAGGGTTACGGACGGAGCGGGAGGGTCTTCGGCTCTTCAGTTGTCTTCAACGGCTATAAGAGCGGATATGCTAGAGATAGAGAACGCTCCCACATCGGGGTCTAATACTGTCCTGGTATGGGACAGCTCCTCTAAGCAGGTAAGTAGCCGAGCCTTCCCGACCTTCGAGTCGGTAACGGCGGTTACAGCAAGTATCACTAACGGTGGTACTTTGACTATATCTGATTCCGCGGGTAACTCCAACGCTACCTCCTTCGTGGATGACCAAGCAGCTATAGACGTTTCCCACTCCTCGGGAACATTCACTATATCGGGGACTGGGATACTGCCTGTCTCAGCAGGGAATACTTCATCTTTCAGCCTAGCGGCAGTGAAAGGCACTATAATAGGGATTGACGGAACGGGAGCAGGCGCCTGGGTGTCGAGTATAGCATTAACCCTTCCTCTCGCTTCGGTGGGAGCTAACTGCAAGGTTATTATTCAGACAACGGATGTTGATTCATTTAAGATAGCTACTAGTGGCTCGGATTTCTTTTGGGGCGTCGTTAGGGTCAGGCAATACGGAACGGGCAATGTAACTCACCTTCAAGAGGTAGCTAGCTCTACATCAGGCCTTGATGAGATGACTATATATGCTGCCGGAACAACAACAGGCGGAGCAGCGGGTAGTATGATGTCATTTACGTGCCTAACAGCAGGTTCTTGGCACGTAGAAGCAGACCTGATTACGTTAGGCGTGCTCTCCGGTGCGGTTGACACGATTGCGTAGTATATTAGTGCTATGGATAAAGTACTAAAAGATACAATGTTCCGTGAGCTTCGGGACAAGCTAAAAGAACTAGAAGCTATTATAGACAAGTATGATGCCTCAGAGGAGGTTATTCATACGACCTGTATAGCGATGCCTGAAGAGGACGGCGGCACTGACTGGAGCGTTATGTACGCCTGGAACTACAAGAACGTTGACGACCTCGACGATATGCTTACCCTTCAAGCTGAGGCTTATATAGCCGAGGAAACCGCCAAAGGTAACGGCGGTGGGTGGACTGACAACTTATTAAATGGATTGTTTTTAAATTGACTTATAATGAATATAATACGAAAAGTCGTCGTGGGGCCAAACCCCAAAGACGCAATGGCTTATTACGTAGGCATGAAAGCTGGTCGGGGGCAGGTTTCCCATATAGCCGAAGACGAGAAGGCTTTATTCAAGCATAATATTAGGCGGTATCACGTTTTCCTTAGGGACGATGACTCTACATATATATGGAAAACCATAGAAAACCAGCCTGTTTTAATAGAGTATGATTGTGATTTTTAGCCATGAAGCCATTAAATCACTTTATAGTATCTCTACCTAAGAAGTATAGAGATACGTTGAAACTGAATGGAAAAGAGATATTCCTAGACAATAGATTCCAAGAATTTGAGAACCGCATCAGCTTCGGCGAGATAGTGGGAGTCCCTTCTAGATTCGATACAGGAGCCAAGGTAGGCGATACCTTATTCTTTCACCATCACGTAGCTATGAACGAAATATTCTCTCTTGGAGGCGGACTGTTTGTCGTTATATACGACGAGGAGAACCCTAGGGGTAGTCACGCTATATCTTATAGGTCCAAAGCAACAGGTAAGCTGGCAATGCTTAGCGGATGGGTTTTCACCGAACCCATAGAAACCAAGGAGGAAGACAAGGAGGAGGTTACCGCAGGGGGCATAATACTAACTAAGGAACTGCCGGACACAGACTCAAGCAGGGCTGTTGTATTAACTCCTAATAAAGACTTACGTAGGGAGGGCGTTAAGAGGGGGGATATTGTTTGCTTCACTAAGGATGCAGACTACAGGATGACCCTCGACGACGACTCTGTTGTGTTTAGAATGCGTTACGAAGATTTAGTGTATGTCGAAAAATAAAAAGAAAGAGCAATTCAGCACCCTAGGAGCTTCGAAGCGCCTCATGGAGTCTATGGCTATAGCTATAAACAATATGATAGACGAAGTAAAAAAACCCGTAGACCCCGATGTTAGCGGAAGCGCTAGGAAGGCTGAGTTGCAATCTATAAAGCAAACGGCGACGGATTGCAAGGACCTTATTATAGACCGCCAGCGGCTAGAGCAGATGGTGAGAGAGCTTGAGAGAGAGGGGTCTATCTCGGAAGAGCTAGATTACTCCGGAGGGTTTGCAGAGAAATTCTCTAAGGATAAGGTTCTATAATGCTGTTGGATATAGAGGAATATGAAGAGAAGGTTATTGCTCTTCTCCCCCTGCTGGAGGGCGAGAGCGTAGGTGAAATCATTGAACTACAGGGGTTGCTTATCGCGCTGCCTCCCATGCCCCCAGAGAAAAACATCCAAGGCTATGGTTTAAAGCCTGAGGAGCAATTCTGGTGCAGGGGGAAAGTTCCTAGCGAATTACAGCGCATTAAAAGCATGGATGACTGGGCTGAGATGCCTAGGGAGTTTAGGGAAAAATTTAAACCATACATAGAAGAGGAGTTTAGACGCAGGCGTGAGGGATATTGGTTTTACAACAATAGTGTACCTATATACATAACAGGTAGGCACTACATGATGCTCCAGTGGGCGATGCTAGATATAGGATACCCCTATTTTTTAAACTTTCAAAAAGAGATATACATACACATGGCTGCGTGCGAAGCTGACCCTAGATGTATGGGGCAGATATACACTAAGTGCAGACGTAGCGGGTATACTAATATGTGCTCTTCGGCGCTCGTGGACGAAGCCACTCAGGTGAAAGACAAGCTATTGGGTATCCAATCAAAAACAGGTAAGGACGCTCAGGAGAATATCTTCATGAAGAAGGCTGTGTATATGTACAGAAACTACCCGTTCTTCTTCAAGCCCATACAGGATGGTACAACCAACCCCCGTATGGAGCTAGCTTTCCGCGAACCCTCTAAGCGCATAACCAAGAAAAACAAAACATCAAACGTAGGTGAAGCTTTAAATACAGTGCTTAACTGGAAGAATACGACTAATAACGCATACGACGGGGAGAAGTTGCACAGGCTATATCTCGATGAGGCCGGGAAGTGGGAGAAGCCAACAGACATAAGGGAGGCATGGAGGATAGAGAGAACGTGCTTGATTGTAGGTAAACGTATTATAGGTAAAGCCATGGTAGGGAGCACTGTCAACCCTATGGATAAGGGAGGTCAGCAGTATAAGGGGCTTTGGGACGATTCAAACCCAGTTGAGAGGAACAAGAACGGTAGAACAGTTTCTGGGTTGTACAGGATATTTATCCCAGCACATGACGCGCTGGAGGGGTTCTTTAACGCGCACGGCTATCCAGTCGTGGATGACCCGGAGAGCCCCGTTAAGGCTATTGACGGGGATGATATCTACTTTGGAGCTAGAACCTTCCTAAAGAACGAGAGAGACGCCCTGAGGGGTAATGCTAGGGAACTGAATGAATTTATCCGTCAATTCCCCTTCACTACGGCGGAAGCCTTCAGGGATAGCGTCGAGAGCACGCTCTTTAACATAGGTAAGATATACGAACAGATAGAGTATAATGACAATCTTTTCCCCACCCCTATAGTGCAGGGAAACTTTGTCTGGTCCGGAGGAGAGCAAGACACCTCCGTTGTCTTTCAGCCTAGCGCCACGGGTAGATGGAGAATTGCATGGTTGCCCGAAACGGAAGATAGGAGCGTAATGAATGGTAGAAAGACCCCGCCCTTTAGCGATAGAGGAACAGGGGGAGTCGACAGCTATGACCTAGATGCTACGGTTGATAACAGAGGGTCTAAGGGCGCCTGCCACATATACAATAAGTTTAACCTAGCTGTCCCCGCTAATATGTTTGTTGCGGAATACGTAAGCAGACCGCCAATGGCGAAGATTTTTTACGAGGATGTGCTTATGGCTGCTGTTTATTATGGTTATCCGCTTTTAATAGAGAATAATAAATACGGTATAGTTAGGTATTTTGAGTCCCGAGGGTATGATGAGTATGTCATGGATAGACCTAAGCATCTTTATTCAGGGTCGACTGGCTCAACTAAAACAAAGGGTATTCCCTCAAATTCGCAGGAGATAATCCAAGCTCACGCCCACGCTATAGAAGACTACATCCATAATCACGTTGGTACTAACGAAGCTGGCGAGATAGGTAACATGCTTCTAAACAGAACGTTAGAGGATTGGGTTGGATATAAGATAGATAAGAGAACCAAGTTTGATTTAACGATAAGCTCCGGGCTAGCGCTACTAGCCGCTCAGAAAAGCAAATCAATAAAACCAAGGGTTAGCTTTGATGAGAAAACATTTTTTAGGAGATACAACACAAACGGCAAGGGGATGTCTGCCCTTAAATAATGATATCCCAACAGTTGTTATATTTGCATTAGTCCAATCAGTTAAGAATGAGTAACGGAAATAATCAAGGTAGTTTCGGAAGTTTCCCCGACCCCTTTGCTAACAAAGAGGAGAAGGGGAAGAAGGCGTACGGTTTAAAGTATGCGAAAGCCATTGAAAAACAATGGGGTTCGGGTGACGATTCGTCTTCTTTATTTAGCAAGAGGCTAAAAGAATTCAACCGAAATAGAGATTATGCTAACGGTACTCAGGATACGTCTATATATAAGCAGATTCTTAACTCCCTCGACCCGAATAACGGCGATGGGAGTCTTCTGAATATAGACTGGAGTCCAGTTCCTATCATACCGAAATTTGTAAGGGTGGTTGTTAATAGGATTCTATCTAGAAAACCATATCCAGCAGTGGAGGCCCTAGACCCCGTGTCTGTGGCTGAGAGAGATAAGAAGAGAGCGGGCATAGAGGTGGCTATAGAAAACAAGGAGGTATTCCAGGGGGCAAAAAAGCTAGGGTTAAGCATGGATATAGACCCGGACACCCTTCCGGATACCACAGAGGAGGCGGAAATATTTATGGACCACAATCTAAAAACTAACGCGGAGATAGCAGCCCAGATGGGAACGGCTCTAACGTTAGACTGGAACGACTTCGAGGAGACGGTCTACAGAAGAGCGGTTAATGACTTGGTTTCTGTGGGTTTAGCTGTAGGGAAAAGAGATAACGACCCTAACTACGGGATAGACGTTAACTACGTAGACCCCGCATACTTTCTTCATAGCTACACAGAGGACCCTACGATGTCTGACCTAGTGTATGGAGCCCATGTTAAGCGCATAAGCATACAGGAGCTGAAGAGAGTGGCTGGAGAGGACCTAACGGAGACTGAATACAAAGAGTTAGCTAGGAATGTGCAAAGCAAAACCTATAACAATAGTGGGGGCTTAAACACCGAGAGTAGCGATAGAGCTTCAGGGAAGGTTTTATATGGGTACGATGATTACCTAATAGATGTTCTAGACTTCGAGTTTATATCGGTGGATACCGTTCACTATGAAAGCAAGGAGAGTCAGCACGGGAATAAGGGGTTTTACCGTAAACCAGGTGGGTATACTCCCCCTAAAGAGTCAGTGTACGACAGGGAGCCTCATCAGATGGAGAACCAGACCCTTTACGGAGGGTGTATGGTGTTAGGAACAGATATTATATACGGATACGAGCAGAAGAAAAATGTACCTAAGAATATACATGATATATCTAGGACGAGGTTATCTTACAGCGTGGCTTGCGTGAATATTAGGCGCATGATGCCGAAGTCTATGGTTGGGTCTGTTACAGGGTTTGCTGACCAGCTTCAGTTAACACACTTGAAAATCCAGCAGGCTCTAGCCAAAGCAAAGCCGGACGGATTGATTGTGGATATCGAGGGGTTAGAGAACGTTCAGCTAGGTAGAGGTGGCGAATTGCAACCGTTAGAGATACAGGATATATACGAACAAACGGGTATATTCTACTACAGGAGCAAGAATCCAGAGGGTGGTTTTCAGAACCCTCCTGTTCGCTCTATAGAGAACCAAATAAGAAATATAAACCAATACATTGGGCTGTATAATCATTATCTAACTATGGTTAGAGATGCTACCGGAGTGAATGAGGTTATGGACGCCACTACACCTAAGGGTGACGCTCTAGTGGGAGTGCAGCAGCAGGCTATGGCTGCCGGTAATAACGCTCTGTACGATATAACAAACGCTTCTCTAGTGTTTTATAAGCACGTATGCTCTGATATAGTGAGGTGTTTGCAAATTATACCCCTAGAGTCTGTTCTGTTTAATATTTATAAGAAGGCTATAGGTCAATACAACATGGAGATACTAACCTCCTTCTCTGACCTCCCTATGTATAATTTCGGGGTTCAGGTTATTAAGGAGATGTCAGACGACGACAGGTTGTTCCTAGAGCAGAACATGCAAGTATCGTTAGCTCAAAAAGAATTAGACCTAGAGGATGTTATGGCTATACGTCAGCTTAAGGATATAGACCAAGCGCAGCGTCTCCTTGTGGTGAGGAGGAAGCGAAGGATGGCTCTGTTGCAGAAGCAGCAGCAGGCAAATATCCAGGCCCAAGCACAGGCCCAAGCTCAAGCCTCGCAGGTGGCCGCTCAGGCTAAAATGCAGGAGGTTCAGGTGCAAGCACAGGCGGATATACAGAAGATTCAGATTAAAGGCCAGGTAGAGGTACAGGTAGCAGCGGCCCTTCACGAGATGAAAAAGGAGCTAGAGATGATTAAGGCTAAGGCGGTGCTCGGGATAAAAACAGACGAGCAGGAATTCAAAGAGAAGATAGAGGTACTGAAGGAGGACAGAAAGGATAACCGCATCCCAAAAGCGGCGGTTGAGCAATCTAAACTCATCTCACAAAGAAAAGGAACACGAACAGAGCTTCCGGAGCCTCCAGCAGGAGCGGAGGAGGCTGTTAATCAAATGATAAGCGATGCCGAACTTAGTTAACTTAGATATATCTACTAGGCTAGATATCACATGCCGCAAGGGGGACACCTTTAATTTAAACATTACGGTGAACGATTCTAGCGGGGTGGCTTTAGACCTTACGTTGTACTCATTTAAGATGGAGGTTCGGGAAACGGACACCACCGAAGCTAGTACAGTCATTCCTAACGGCGGTAGCGGCTTTGTCCTCGCAGGAACTTCTTTAGGGGCTCTCAGCTCACAAGTTTTAGCAGCCAATATGGCGGCAATAGCAGCAGGGATGTATGTATACGACCTTGAGGCTACAAAGACCTCAACGGGAGTGGTGACTACATGGTTTTATGGGTTATTCACCGTTAACGAAGATATAGCAGTATAATGGCAGATTTAACATTTACAGTAGCAACATCCCCTAACTTCTCTGTTAATATCAACGAAGGCCCTATAGGAGTAACAGGAGTAACAGGAGCAACAGGAGCAACAGGAGCAACCGGAGTAACGGGAGCAGCCGGAGCAGCCGGCCCTACGGGGGCAACCGGGCTTACAGGAGCAACAGGCGCAACAGGACCAATCGGCCTTACAGGACCGGCCCTTGCGGGGAACAACGACGAGCTCATTACAAACAATGGTGACGCTACGGCTAGTTCAGAACCTAACCTAACGTTTAACGGGAGCTTGCTTACGGTAACAGGTAGCGTGTCGGCGGTGGGTGATGTTTCCGGGGTAGATATCACAGCATCGGGGAATATATCAGCGGTTAATATCACCTCCACAGGAACTGTTTATGCTCCGTACATTTCAACATCTTTAGGTAATGACGTTTTAATAGACCCCGATGGCTCGGGGAATATTGTACTTAAAGCCAATAGAATTGAGTTGGAGCCTGCTGGGATATCTCAACCCTTATTAAAATTCCCACAATTTAATGGGGGGAACGGGGTGTCCTTAATGGCTCCCACATCCGTAGCTAGCGACGTGACGTTTAGACTACCAGGAGTAGACGGAACAAACGGGCAAATAATGAGTACTAACGGGGCCGGTATTTTAAGTTTCGTAAGTCAAATAGACACGGACACTGACACGAGCCTATCTGACACGGACCAAACCTTAACGGCAAATAGAAAAATAATATTAGACTCTAATGACCTATCCATAGAGGGGACGGCGGGTACTGAGGTGGCTAAAATAACATCAACAGGAGGTATTGAAGGCTCTGGAAAACTTAGTTTGCAAGGCTATGGGCCCACCCTTGGGGCATTTGTATCGCTAAAAGAGTCAACTAATAGCGGGACAAATGGAGTCTCGCTTGTTGCGCCGGCGGTTATACCGGCTACCTTTTCATTGACTTTACCCGACTCTGATGGGACGGCTGGTCAAGTGATGAGCACTGATGGTGCGACAAATCTTTCTTTTACTACTCCACCACTGCTTTTGGCTAGCTCGAGCTTTAGAGCCCCTCTATATTATTCCTTCCGGTATTATTACGGAAGCTCAAGTTATGGATGGTCTACCGACTCCAGCTTCAGTACCGCCACCACTACTTTATCACCTATTTTTCATGGCTACGCCCACCTGGGAATGGTTGTCCCTCGGGATTTCACTAAGCTGAATATGTACGCGACGTTACGGAATGATTCTGGCACTGACCCTACAACCGTAGAGCTATGGAAGGGTGCGCGCCCTAACGGCTCTCAGACAGCAATTTCAGTTCAAAGCCTAGGGTCTGTAGCGGCTAACGGCGGGTCTGCGGTACTGCAGGATACTCATTATAATACAGACCTTAGTCTTACGGGGTTAAGTGTTAGCGCGGGGGATTTGGTTTTTTTATCATTAAAAAGAACGGGAGCGAATACGACAACTTATATAAACTTTAGTTTTTCAATAATAATAGAGTAATGGGCAGAGAAAGATTTATACCAGATAGCTATACAGAGGTTCAGGGATTACCCAAAAGACCCACTACGGCGCAATTAGAAGCCAAAATTACCGAGCTTATCGAGGTGGTTAATGATTTAAGTAATTTTTTCAACAATACTGACGGGTAATGGCTACTCAGAAACAGATATTAGAAACCCTAGTCGAAGACATAGCGTCAATGAAGTCAAAGCTACCTAACGGCGAGATAAAGCGCATGGAGATAATTATGTCTCAGATGCAGGAGAATCAGCGCGAGCTGAAGGAGGATGTGAGGGAAATCAAGAAAGTACTTCTCGACCCAGTAGGGGGTGTTGTAGCTAAAACGCTAAGGAATACCAGCTTCAGGGAGGCTTGCGAGCCCGAGAGAGCGGAAACTATGGAGAAGTTTAAAGCTGTCCTTCGATGGAAGGGTAATATGGATAAAGCTCTTTGGGTTCTCTTCACGGCTGTAACGGGCGTAATCGTTAAGCTCTCGTTCTTCGCTTGAATTCCGAATAGATAAAACACGTACTTTTGTAAAAAGAAAAAGATATGGCAACTACAACCGCAACAATAACACTCTCAAGCTCGACCCTTCTAACGGACAGCTTAAACATGTCCGTAGCTATGTCGGTTACGGGGTCTGACACTACGGGTATTGCTAGAACAAAAACATCGGTAACAAAAGATTCAGCGGCGGCGCTCCTTTACGGCGGAGGGTTTGCTACTGAGGCTTATATGTACATCAAGAATGTAGACGCGACGGATAGTATATCCGTATTTACGGACACCGCAGCCGATGATGCTGACGTAATTAAGCTAGGCCCCGGCCAGTGGGCTTTCTTACCTGTTGCTATCGCGACGGTTTATAGAGCTTACTCCTCAGCCAACACCCCATATGTAGAGTGGTTGGTTTACGGAACAGAATAAAAAGGACTTACTAATATAATATATACATAATGAAAAATTTAGAAACGGCGATGTCTGGAGCTGGGTTTACCCTCTCCGACGAACCGCCAGTGATGGAAGAAACGACTCATGAAACTAACCAGGCTGAAACAAACGCTCCAGTGGAGCAAGAGGCTAGCGCTCCAGATATGGGCGCTAATCAGGTTCCTAGCAGCCCTGACGGGGAAAATAGCGGAGAGTCTTTCAGCGGTGATGAGCGAGCAACTGGGGAAGCTCAGATAGAGCAAGCATTTAGCGGAGAGAGAGTGGAGATACCCTCTTCTTTCACCCAACAACAAACTACCAGTTCAGGATTTTCTGAATCTGATGCGCTTCAGTTTTTAAACGAAAGGTTTGATACTGATTTTGCAGGATTTGAGGAGTTCTCTGAGATGGTATCAACCAAGCCTGTCGAAATCGACGAGCGCGTAGTAGCGATTAATGATTTCGTGCGTGAAACAGGCCGCAGTCCGAGCGACTGGTATAAGTATCAATCGTTAGATACATCTGAAATGGATGATTTAACAGCTGTACGAAACCAGATGATTCTTGAGCACTCCAACCTTAACAGGACGGAAGTGGATATGCTTGTGAATAGCAAGTACAAGACGGATGACGGCTTATATGACGACACGGAAGCATCACTAGCAAAATTACAGCTTAAGATGGACGCAGCAACCGCTCGAGAGAAGATTGAGAACGTAAGGACCTTGTATAAAGCTCCTGAACCGACACAATCTACTAGCGAGCAAACATCCTTTGTAAACCAGGAATGGCTTTCGGAGATGACTCAGAACGTAACTCACTCTAAGGCCCTATCGTTTAAGTTACCTGACGGTAACGAATTTAACTTTGGGCTTGACGATTCTTACAAGAAGGGGCTTATCTCTAGAAACCAGAACCTTGATAATTACTTCGATGACTATAAGAATGCTAACGGAGAGTGGCATCACGATAAATTAACTGCTCACAGAGCCGTTGTGGATAATATTGATTCAATAGTGAATTCAGTGTATCGACAGGGGTTGAGTGATGGACAACGAAAGGTTGTTACCGATGCGGCTAATGTAAGTAATCAACCATCTCAATTCTCGAAAGAGGCCGGAGGCACTAATAACATTGCGGAACAATTAAAGAGCGCTCTTGGGGGAGACGGAGGGATGACTTTCAATTTTTAAAATAACGCTAAAATAATTATATTATGGCTATTACTGTAACACCAGGGAGTAACCCTGGAGGAGTTTCAAACTCCGTAATCAATAATCTCGACCCCGCGAAGTACACTTCGTTAGGCGATTTCATCGATGAGGTGAACGCACCAGACGTGCGCGCATCACTCATCAAAACGTATGGCGACCAGGGTATTACTGGTTTCCTTAAAATGACTGGCGCTGTTACTGCTGGAGGCTCTGCCGACGAGGTAACATACTGGGAGGAGGCTCGCCTTCACCAATTGCAAGCTGGTGTAATGAGCGCTGCTTTCACTGCTGGCTCTTCAACTACTCTCTCTCTTGACGGCTTCGTAGCTGCGGGGAGAATTGCTCGTAAGGGGGATATCCTTCTTGTGGGAGGGGTTGACCGCTGCATCGTTACTGTTGTAACAGATACAACGCTTACAGCTGTAATCTTAGAGGGCACAGCTACGGCTACTCTTGCGGATAACGCTGTGGTAAGCTTTCCAATCGTTGGTAACATGTTCGCGCAAGCGACAGACCAGCCGGACCGCTACCTAGAGTCTAACGTGGTTAAGAGAACAAATCCTTACGCTATTGTTAAGGAGGTGTTCAAGGTGTCAGGTTCGCAGGCTACTAACGTAGGCTACATCAACCTCGGCAACGGAGACTACCGTTGGTATCTTAAGGGTGAGATGGATACTCGTCAGCGCTTCTTAGACAAGCGTGAGATGACTATGATTCTAGGACAGAAGACTGATGCTGCTGCTGGTGGTGTTGTCGGAACTGAGGGGTACTTTGCTGCTCTTGAGGACCGCGGTCTTGTTACTAGTGGATTAGTAGGGTCGAGTGGAGTTGCAAATTTCGACGACCTAGATGCTATCGTTACACAGCTTGATAAGCAGGGAGCTCCTGCTGAGTACGCTATGTACGTGAACACAGCTCAGAGCTTGAAAATGGACAACCTTATTGCCGGTGGCGGTACGGGTTCTACTGCAGGTTTAGCTGGAAGCTACGGAGCGTTTAACAACGACAAGGATATGGCTGCGAACTTAGGTTTCGCATCATTCGCTCGTGGAGGGTACACTTTCCACAAGCACTCTTGGAAGTTGCTTAACGACCCAACGCTATTAGGCGACGGTTCTGCTGCTTACAACGGAGTTATGATTCCATTGGCTAAGGTAACAGACGCTAAGTCTGGAGCTAAGGTAGCTGCACTAGAGATGAACTACAAATCAGCTAATGGCTACTCTCGCGAGATGGAGCATTGGGTGACGGGTGGTGGAGTTCTAGGATTCAACCAAAACGGAAAGGATGTTGCTGAGTTCAACTACCGTTCTGAGTGTAACTTAGTTACTCGCGCTGCAAACCAGCACGTGCTTATTAAGTAAACACAACTGATGTAATGCGGGGGGAGGGAATCTCTCTCCCCTTCATTATACTTTTTTTTTAGACTAATTTAATTTTATTTATTATGAAACAGGAAACTGTAAGGAGAGCGGGCGGCACGAAGCCCCCCGTAACAAAGAAACCCACCGTTGAGGCGAGCTCAGCTCCAACCATTGCGGCGGTAGAAACCAAGAGAGTGGTTAAGCGAAAGCTTAAGGACGAGGCTTTAGAGCCGGCGGTTTACACAACTATTAATAACAAGGGAGGCAGCTGGCTGAAGATTCGTACTAGCGGGCTCACTTATTTTGACAAGGAGAAAAATCAAGTAAGAGCTATTAGGTATTGCCCAGGAGAGCAATCTATCTACATTGACGAGCAATCAGGCCAGTCTACGACAGAGCATGTGGTGCTTCAAGACAAGTTGCTACACGTAGCTACTCACCAACCTAATCTAAGGGCTTTTATGGACTCTCACCCAGACAACCAAGCGAATGGTGGGCGTGTGTTCTTTAAGGTGCAGAAGGAAGCTAAGAGTGAGAAGATAATCGCTGATGAGTTTCTTGTTCACGATGCTATAACGCTTATTAAAGATAAGCCAATTAACGACCTGTTGCCCTTAGCTATGGCCCTGAATATCAACACGGACCAGCAGAATATAGATATAAAGAGAGAGTTAGTGCTTATGGCTAAGCGAAGCCCTCAGAAGGTTCTGGATATGTTCGGAAACCCTCTAGTGGAGGCAAGAAGTACGGTTAAGCAAGGATTCGATTTTCAGATAGTAAAGGATGTCTCCGGAGCTGTCGTATGGTACGACACGGGTAAGATGATTGTTTCTGTTCCTGTGGGGCAGGACAGAATCGAAACCTTGACTCGCTATGTGATGACAGACCAGGGTGCTTCGGTGCTCGCGGAGATTGAACGTCAGCTAGACGAAATAGCATAAACAACTTCACGGAGCTGTTAGAAAGGGGAGGTCCAATCAGGCCTCCCTTTTTTCTTTATATTTGCTATGAATATTATATGAACAAATGGCAAGTGTAAGAGAGGTGTATAACGCCCTAAAAGATATAGCGAATAAGGACCAACGGGGGTTTGTAACTCCCACTGAGTTCAACTCCTTCGCTCCGGTGGCTCAAACAAACATCTACAATAAGATGTTTAGCGACTTCACGCAGGCTAAGCTCCTTCGAGCTAAGAACCTAGATGCAGGGAGAGATAAATCCAGACTTAAGCAGTTAAAGGAGGACCTCTCTATTTTCTCAAAGAAAGCTACCGTCCCAAAGACAGGTACGTATTTCGCTAAGCCTGACGACCTGGGGAGGTTTATCAGCGCTAAGACATACGGTAACGTTTTACTCGATGTGTCGACTAGCGTACCCCTGAATATCATCTACGATGAGGAGAAGTTAGACTACACTCTAAGGAGCACGCTCTCAAAACCCACTTTAAGCCGCCCTGTTGCCTTTATTGGAGAGCAAGTGGAGGTTTACCCTACCGGGATAAAGAAAATCGATTTAAGGTACTACAAACTGCCTGAGGGGCTAACTCCAGCGGGTGTTAGAACGGCGGCATATCCGAGGTTTGGATTTACGGTGCTAAACAACAAGGAGGCATATGACAACGCAACAAGCGTGGATTTTGAGCTCCCGGAGCACTATACAGCGGATATAGTGGCTGAAATGGCAACACTCATAGGTATTAACTTAAGAGACCCTAACGTTTACGCGTACGGGACTCAGGGGCAAGCTAAAGCGAAACAATAATGGCTAGAAATTTAACAACAGTCACGGAGGTGGTTAATGATTTTATATTAACCCTAGATGGAGACGATTACGCAGCTAATGTATCAGACACCCTGGTTCATAACTACGCCCTTAGAGGGATAAGAGATATGGGGTTTGATTTAATGGAGCGCGTGAGGTCTATTAAGCTAACTAAGAATAGTAACGACACGGTAGACCTTCCGGACGACTTTGTGTCGATAGTTAAGGTAGGGGTAGTCAGTGGAGATGGGATAATAAGAGCCTTAGGCGTGAATCCACACCTAAACATAGCTCAGGCCTATAAGAAGGATGCAGCTGGCAATCTGATAGATTCAGACGGAGATGGAGTGTATGATAGAGTGGACGCTTCGGATTCTGTCCCCTCAAGTCAGGATATAGTTTTCGATAACTACGTGTATCAGAATGCGGTAGGGCAGCTATACGGGTTAGGTGGAGGATTCTCTGTGGGTGAGTACAGGATAGACCTAGACCAGAACCGTATCGAGATAGCCTCTAACTCTAGTATTGTGGATATAATCATAGAGTACGTAGCTGACGAAGCTCGCTCAGTTAACCCAACGATACATGTTATGGCCGAGGAGGCTCTGCGTATGTATATATACTATAAAATCATTGAGAGAAAGAGTAATGTCCCCTCTAGGGAAAAGCAGAGAGCGAGAACTGAGTATTACAACGAGCGAAGGTTGGCTAACTCTAGAATGAAGGCTTTCGGTAAGGAGGATGCTCTGAAGATGATTCGTAAGAACTTTAAGCAAAGTCCAAAATACTAATGGCTGATACAAATAACATTGACAAGCTAATACCACAATATCTAAACACTGACGCTGACGAGAGGTTAGTTAAGGGGTTTGAGATGGTTGAAGCTCTGAACGTCCGTGTGTCTCATGAAGACGACGGAGATTCGGGTATTATAAAGAATGTGGACGGAAACGAAGCCGTTCTACCTAAGGCAACTTCTGATACTATCCCTGCGGGGACGAATAAGGTTATCGGGAGCACGAGCTCTGAGGCTGGGAAGTGCATATATTTCTTCCTGTATAATTCCAATGGAAACCACGGGATATATCGCTATGGGGTGACAGATAACGCGTATCAGAAAGTTTATGAGGCTTCTGTCCTCAACTTTGCTGAGTCAGGGTTTATTAAGGGTGATGTGGTTATTAATCAGTTCAACGAACACTTACTGTACTTTACGGATAACCGCAACGAGCCTCGTAAGATTAACGCAACGAAGGCTCTGTCTGGGGGGTACTCGAGCGTGTTCGCTACAGGCACAGACGTCGAGAAAGAGCTTTTCCTTACTGTATGTAAGCAACCGCCCCAAGTACCTCTAGATTGGGAGTTTAAGACAGATGCTAATATAAAAACCAATCACTTGCATGATACTGTTTTTCAGTTTGCATACCAGTATATATATGACGATGGAGAAGAGAGTGCTCTTTCTCCATGGACGGCGCCTGTATTTAGCCCGTCAAGCACCTCGTGGAACGGCGCCTCTAGAGCTTATTACAAAACAAAAAATAATAAACTCTTACTAAAACCTATTATATCCAAGGGCCCTGTGTTGAAGATAAAAGTTTTTGGGAAAAACGCTGCAGCCGGGGGGTTCTTCTTGATAGAGGAGATTGATAACGAGGGGCTCGGCAATCAAGGGTTTGTGATTGTTCCTTTTTACAACGATGGGGTTTACGTTCCCTTATCCGAAGAGGGTAATAATACGTTGTTTCATTCGGTTCCTGTTAGAGCTTCTTCCCAAGCTGTTTCTAATAATCGTTTGTTTTATGGCAACTATACAGAAGGAACGGATAATCTTAACGCTCTTGACGTTTCCTTTAGCCCCGTGTACAATCCCACACCACAGCCGACTGAGGCGGAGTTAGCCCTTGGTGACGTGGTCACTATAGACCTGGAGAGCGCTAATGTGGGAGTATATAAAGCCGCTTTTGGGGACAATGTTTTGGACGGATACCCGTCGGCGGATTATGAAGACTGCTCTCTGTTTAATGACGCTAACTTTAATCATTCGTTCGATATAGACCTAAGCTCTGTCCTCCCCGGGGTATTAACTCAGGGTGGGAGCTGCTTGGTAAACGCTCTGATTCACGCAGATGAAATAGGGGTTATAGCTACCGGCGACCAAGACGATGTGAGCTATACTTCTGAAGTCTATGTTGAGTGGCCTGGAGACTACCAACTAGCCTTTACATCCCCTTGCCGATTTTTGATACCAAGCAGCTCCTCGAGTAGTCTAAGCAACTTAAAATTCGAGGGCGGAGGGCTTAATCTCTCAAAGTCATTGATATACCCTATTAATACAACAAAAAGCTCTCTAGCCACTCAATTAATTAATGAACTAAACGGGCATAGCATTACCGTTCCTGTTACTCATAACTCACTCCCCTCAGGAGGAACAGGCCCTTCTGCTCACTCTCAATTAGAAGGGGTAACTTGCCTCATTAAAGGACAGGAGACAGATAGTTGGTTGGCCTTATATTTGAAGGGGGAGATAACCTTTACGGTAGTCGGCGGAGCGTGGAATAACACAACTCAAAGCGTTAGTTTTAATTTGCAAATGTCAAGATTACAGTTGGAGTTTTCAAAAGCTGTAACATGGTTGGGTTATGATGCAACCACTGGCCAGGTTGACCCGAACCTCTCAGGTTGGCATCCAAATGGAACCTATCCCAATCAAGAGTACGGCGCGGTCACCGGCCCAAGTGGGAGTTTTTATCTGAGTCATCCTGAAATCTTACCAGATGGCTTAGACTCACACATTATATCTGAGCCCGTTACGACAAGCATAGGTTCTTGCACTATAGGAGCTGTGAATCAGACTAACAACTTGGGAGTTCCTCTTAGTGATTTCGTGTCTGGCAATAATTCAATAAGAAGTGTTTTAAAAAACGTAAAGGTAGTCTCACAAACTGTTGATATCATCGCAGGTTTAGATAAAGCGAAAAGAAGCTTCAAAGCAGGGGCTAGTCATGATTTCGGTATTGTTT